AATCTAATTTCCCACCTTTATTTAGACAGTTTGGAGAGCATATTATTAATGAAATTATGTTTGGTAAACCTAAAGAAGATATTGATAAAAAAATACTTACTTTTAGAACTGAATTAAGGACAATTGATTGGAGGAAAATTCTTAAACCAACTGGTTTAAAGAAAATGAAAGAATATATAGCCGCTCCACCTAGAGCAGGTGAAATATTTACTAAATTAGGTTTGAAATGTCCTATTAATACTAAAGCAGCTATATATGCTAATGATATTTTAAGATTTAGAGGCTTAGATAAAAAATATCCAACGTTTCAAATAGGTGATAAAATGTTTATTGCTTATTTAAAAGATAATCCTTATCGAATAGATGTTATAGGTTTTAATGGGTATAATGATCCTCCTGAAATAATGGAGTTTATAGAAAAGTACATAGATAGAGATGGCTTATTTGATTCAGTTTTGAAAAACAAATTAGAATCATTATATTCAGACTTAGGATGGGGTGCAGTAGTATTAAACCAAAACATAAACAAATTTTTTAGATTTTAAAAATGATAAATAAAGCAGACTTAACAAGTATTATTTCAAAGTATTATCTTAATGGAATGAATGAAGCAGTTAGATGGGACATTCAAGATAATAAATTAACTATTAAATTTACAGCTCCTGATAGAACAATGATTGGAGTTGTAACTTGTGATAATTTTGAATTAGAAGATTCAGCTATTGGTATCAGCAATACTACTCAATTAAATAAACTATTAAACATTACAAATGGTTATGTAAATTTAGAATATGTTAAACAACATAAACTAATCACTAAACTTATCATTTCAGACAATCAATTTACTTTAAATTATGCTTTAGCTGATTTGATGATTATTCCTAAAGCAGGTGAATTTGTTGGTGATGATGTATACAACATTGAAGCTATGTTGGATAACGAAAGTATAAACGCTATAGTACGAGCAAAATCAGCACTCGCAGATACTGATACAGTTGTGTTTCAACCTGTTATAAACGCTGCTACTTTGGAAACACAACTAGAAATGGTATTTGGTGGTAATATTGAACATTCAAATAAAGTATCATTTTATTTACCCAATATTGAAACAAATAATTTACCTCCATTTTTTAAAGCTCACTATAATTCTAATCTAATTAAAGAAATTATGTATTGTAATAAAGATGTAGCTCATTGTACTATGGGGATTAATTTAGATGGAGTTATGAAACTTGCTTTTGATAATGGAAATACTAAAAGTGAATATTATTTAGTAGCAAAAGAATTATAAACTAATATATTTATAATAAAGTTATGGGTTTTGAATTAATTAAGGTTGGTGACGACTTATATACAGTCGAGCGTAAAATTCCTGAGTATACAGGAATAGATACAAATCTATTTAAAGTATACACTAATACAACAAACGTTTTTAGAAGAGACGGGTTGTTTTATTTTTGTCGTTTAATTGAAGAGGCTCAAATAATAGAAGATGAGCCAATAAATGAATTACCCCCAGTTGAAGATAATTTGGAAAACCAATAAAAGTTTGTTATATTAACGTTATGAGTACAGAAAAAGAATATACCCGTTTTATTAATGATCCTATAATGGATCCGTATTTCATCTCAATGGATGATAACTGTATGACTGTTAATATTAGAGTTATTCCTGATTCCCGTTATACTGATTCGGGTAAAGAATATACTAAAATTATCGGACATTACAGTAATTTATCTGCTGCTTTAAAATCAATTGCTAAAGATAAAATTAATAGCAAATCATATGATTCAATACAAGGTTATATTGATGATTACAATACATTAATCAATTCATTCACAGAAAAAATAAAAATTTAAATATGGCATTAGAGGCACTTTTTAACGCGGTTATTGTAAAACCAGTTGAAGTTGAAGAAACTTCATACGGTGGGATTATTGTTCCTGATTTAGGAAATGAAAAAAATAAAACAGGTAAAATTGTATCTGTAGGTGAAGGTCACTCCTCATTTACAGGTGTTTTCTTACCTACTGTTTTACAAGTAGGAGATGTAGTAGTACTACCTACAATGGGGTTCACTAAATTTGATTATGAAGGTGAAGAATATTGGATTGGTAAGGAGAATGATGTTTTAGCAAAAATTAAATAACATGAGCAAAATTATAGAATTTGGTCCTGAAGGACGTAAAAAATTAGCAGAGGGTATTGAAAAACTATCTAATGCTGTGACTGCTACTCTAGGACCTAATGGTCGTAATGTAGTAATTGCAAACGGAGGTGTTCCTCAATCAACAAAGGATGGTGTCACTGTAGCTAAATCCATTACTTTAGAAAATCCACTTGAAGAAGCAGGTGTTCAATTAGTTAAACAAGCAGCTATTAAAACAGCTGAATTAGCAGGTGATGGTACTACTACTTCTACTCTACTTGCTTCAGAAATGATTAAAGCAGGTATGTTGGAGTTGAGTAATGATCGTAATGCTGTTGAAATTAAAAGACAAATGGATGTAGCAGTTAAAGAAGTTATAGTTGCTTTACATAATGAGATCAAAGAAGATATTTCATCTGAAGATCAACTTAAACAAATTGCTACTATTTCAGCAAATAATGATCCTGAAGTAGGTGAATTAATTGCTACAGCAATGCAAAAAGTAGGTCGTGAGGGTGTAGTGTTTATTGAAGAATCTAAAAATGGTGAAACATATCTTGAAACAGTAGAAGGTATGCAGTTTGATAGAGGTTACAAATCACCTTATTTTGTTACTGATAATAACTCAATGAGCACTACTATTAGTGATCCTTATATTTTGATTGCTGATAAAAAATTCACTACTGTAAAAGAATTATTGCCTATTTTAGAAGCTGTCTCAAGTCAAAATAAACCTTTAGTATTAATTGCTGAAGATATTGATGGTGAAGCTTTAGCTACTTTGATTGTAAATAAAGCAAGAGGTATTTTGAAAACTGTAGCTATTAAAGCTCCTGATTTTGGAGACCGTAGAAAATTATTACTTGAAGATATTGCTATTATGACTGGTGGTCAAGTATTCAGTGCTGAAAAAGGTATGAAACTCGATAAATTCAGTTGGGATTGGTTTGGTCAAGCTAGAGTAGTAACTGTAAATAAAGATCAAACAACTATTGTTGATGGAAAAGGAGATGCTAATAAAATTACAGCCCGTATTGAAGAACTACAATCTCAAATTGACAATGCTCAATCACCATATGAAAAAGAAAAATTGCAAGAACGTTTAGCTAAGTTTATTGGTGGTGTAGCAATTGTACATGTGGGTGGATTTACAGAATCTGAAATGCGTGAGAAAAAAGATCGTGTTGATGATGCTTTACAAGCAACTAAAGCTGCTTTAGAAGAAGGTATTGTACCGGGTGGTGGAGCTGCTCTATTACATGCTCGTGAGCATATTCAAAGAGATAATATTGGAGCTGATATTGTTTACAAAGCCTGTGGTTCTCCATTTAAGAAAATTTTAGCTAATGCTGGTATTGATCAAGAATATGTTTATCATGCTATGAATGAAATTAGAACTGCTGATTATTGGATTGGTTATAATCTAAAAACAGATGAATTTGTAGATATGAAAGAAACAGGTATTATTGATCCAGCTAAAGTAACTCGTACAGCACTTGAAAATGCAGTATCAGTAGCAGGAACAGTATTATTAACAGAAGCTATTATAGTTGATAAACCAGAAGATAAGAAAGAGGATGGTGGGTTTGGAGACATGATGGGAATGATGTAAAATATGCAGGACGCAGTATCACTAATTGGAAAACTTATTAATATTGATGGTCAATTACTTACTGTCAAAACATTATATTTTGTTCCTGGCACTGATATGATTTATGTAGGTATGGCCACAGCAGGTCATACTTACATAAACTATCCTATTGAGACATTAATTCCTTATTTTAAAGAACAAGTAAAGTTATGAATAAAACAGAAGTCAAAGAAAAATTAATTGAAATCGGCAATCGTGTCCCACCAGGTGATCAATGGAAAATGAGTAATGTTAATACTGTACAAAAATCATTAACAGATGCTTTAGAAGCGTGGTTTCAAGTTAATACAGTTAAACCAAAAGCGTTTCGATTAGATTTGGCTCAGGGTAAACTTTATGCTATATTCACTGAGGAAGTTGAGATCCCAGAACCAGAAGTAAAACGTTATAATATATATGGTGACTACTAAAGAACATACTATTTTTGTAGAAAAATACAGACCTAAAACACTTGATAATTATATCTGTGATGAACAAATTCGTGAGAAAATTCAAGAATTTATAACTAATCAAGACATACCTCATTTAGGTTTCTTTGGATTACAAGGTTCAGGTAAATCTACTTTAGCTAAAATATTAGTTAATAGTATTGATTGTGATTTTATTTATTTGAACGCTACTGAGAATAGAGGTATGGATGACATTAAAGAAAAAGTAGGTTCATTTGCTTCTGCTCGTGGTTTCAAACCTTTAAAAATTGTTATTTTAGATGAATCAACTCATATTTTACAAGCATCACAAGTATTGCTTTTGAATATGATTGAAACATACAGTCTAACTACTAGATTTATTCTAACAGGTAATTATCCAGAAAGATTAATTCCACCACTTAGAAGTAGGTTACAAGAATTTAAATTAACTCCTCCATCTAAAAAAGTAGTTGCAAAACATGTTTATGGAATTTTAAATCAAGAAAATATTGAATTCCAACTTGAAGATTTAGCCGCTGTAGTAAATAGTTCATATCCTGATTTTAGAAAAATTATTAATGATTGTCAAAAATATATTATTGATAATAAACTTACATTACCTAATACTTTAGGTAAAAATGAGGATGTTCAAAGTAAAATTTTAGATGAATTAAAAAAACCAACTACTAAAACGTTTAATAACATTAGGCAAATTATCGCTGACAATGATGTCTCTTCATTTGAAGATGTTTTTAAACACCTATATGAGTGTACAAACGACTATGCTGTTGGTTGTGAGGGACAAATAGCAATTATTATTAATGAATGTTTATATCAAGCTAATTTTAGAGTTGATTTAGAAATCAATTTTATGACAGGTATTTCAAAAATAATTGAAACAATTAAAACAAATAGAATAATATGAAAAACAATAACCTAAACTTGAACATTGACTTATCTAAAACAACATCTGTAGAAACACCTTCTGGAGGTAAAATTTGGAGTCAAGGAGTTATTTTACGTAAAGTGTCTCGTTTTGTAGTAGGATCAGATGAAGATGCTCTTATTCCAATTCCTGTATTTTATGATGTAGAAAGTGGAGAAATTTTACTTGAAACATTGCCTAAGGAATTAAGAAAAGAATATGGCGGTGACGATATTTGATTGGCTTAAAGAGATAACAGGTACTAAAAAACAATGGTCTTCATTTAATGAAGAGGATCAAAAACAATTTAACCCTTATATGGTTCACAGATACATTAGTATGTATGAACCTTATATAGAGGTTGTAAATGTTGCTCAACTCCTCCCTCAAAATGATAAAGAAAAAATATATAAATTCTACTGCAGTATGATACCAAAAAATAATGTCTGGTTAAAATATATTAAAGGTTCTAAGAAAAAACCTAATGAAACTGTATTAAAACATATAGCTGAATATTATACTATTTCTTTAGGGGAGGCGGAAGATTATCTTTATATTTTAGGAAAAGAAGGAGTTGAACATATTTTAGAAAAATTTGGTTTAGAACAAAAAGAAATTAAAAAATTATTAAAAGAAATAAAATGAAAGATAGAATTTTAACAGCACTTAAATCACACGCTCAAGGTCATATTGATAAACATTTAGCAAACATTGAAGTTTATCTTAATAATCCAGTTGGAGTAGGTGAACACCCAGATATTCTTGAGGCAATTGAACAAGAACTTAAAATAATAGC